TAAAAATTATCGGATTCATGAAGGTTCAATATATTAAATACATTGCGTTTGCAATTGGGTTAATCATTGCATTTATTGTGGGCAAAAATTCATGCAAACCTACATGGGGACAAATTGTACCCTACTCCGATACGGTTGTTATATGGAAAGCGCAAATAGACACCATTCACAAAGAACGCATTAAACTAAAAACGATTTATGAGAAACAAGTTGATACTATTTACCTTTATGATAGCGTTGCCATTGATAGCGCATACACAAAAGCAATTCAAAAGCTCATTGAAATGGAGGGAGCTGGATTCTTTAAGTGAAGAAAGGCGGTTGGTATTGTTGGCAATTAATAAAATGTATTATCTGAATTCTGATAACCAAAAGTTAAGTCGAGAAAATCAGGCGTTAACCAAGATAAATGAGCGCAATGTGTTATATATCGAACAAATTGAGCGCGATTTGAGGGATATAAAGGACATTAATAAGGGATTAAACGAGGGATTAAATGAGGAATTAAAACGAAAAAAAAAGTGGCGTAAAGCCACTCTTTATTCGGTTGGTATTAATGCTATCTTTTTAGCTTCATTATTCGTTTTAAATAGATAGCAAAGTCAAGTGCTTCTTCATACGCATGATGTAACCATTCTTGCTCACTCAAATTCGCTTTATCTACTGTTACTCCATATTTCACACGCCCCATTTTTTCGCGTGAGATTAGATCCGCAATGACTTCTTTATAAGTGTCGCTCTGGCAGTTGTCGAAATCGTGTGTTATATTCATTTTTTTTTATTTTTCATATTATCTAACAATGCAAAATTTATTATAGGTTTTCTTGCGTAATCGTCATTTATATCAATAGGTCTTTCTTTTGGTACTAATTCTAAATTAGCATAAACAATTACATTTTTTAAATTATATTTTTCAATTAATTCGTCTTGTCTTCCTCCATATGAGGCAGTTAAAATAAAGTTAATTGGTATGTCATCTAATCTATTCACCCAATATTGAATTGATTTTGTATAAGCCCAAAATTCTATATTAGGATTTATTTTTGCTAATTCAATCCACATATCAAAATATGATTGATTAAAAAAATCACCAGATGCGTGAATACGAATTGCTTTGCATTTATTAGGTATAATAGGAATGCCCCCATTTTTTACAAATTCAAAATTTTTCCATCTATGCTCTCTTACTGCTGGAAATCTTTCAGGACTTGCTGCATAACATTTATATTGTCCTTTTTTAATATTAAATTTTCCAGTAATTCGATCAACTGATACTTTGCATTCTAACGCAAACGGACAAGTTATTCCTGTTGGTAAATTCCATTCATAAACTACACCACTGTAATATTTTTTATTTTCAATAAATTTCATTTTATTTGAAGTTTAGGTTGTATTTCTTTTTGTTTTTTGTCGCTCATATTTTTTGTTTTTTGATATTCAAAAGAGTTTGTGTATTGAAATGCACTATCAATTTAAATTTAATAATAAAAACTTATTTATTCAAACAATAGTGTAATCCTTTGCTCTTTTAAATGTCATCATTAATCTCTTGAGCAATTAGTTGTAATGCGTAACGCGCACCAGCGATGAACGAAAAATAAGAAGTGCTGTCCATTTGTTCACCATCAAAGTAGGCGTGTTTTTCCGCCATCATTTTAATCATTTTGTTGAGTTCCATAGTTGTTTTGTTTTTTGCAAATATATTAAATTTATTTAACCGAATGCGTACTTACCAAAGTTCTTTTTTAGTTCATAGAAGCAGCGCATCATGATAGCATCAGCGAAATCGGGCGACATTCCAAATCGTTTTTTTAAATCTTCTTTGTTAGTCACGCGCAGCTTACCATCACTATCTATTTTCTCCCTGCGTACCATTTCAAGTTCTTTAACAATCGTATCTTTATAAGTTGATTCAAATGTTATCGCGTTTGTCGTTATCAGTTCACCGAGTTTAAAATAACAATCACATTTTAAATTCATGTAATTGTCGCGAACCGCTTTTGAGCCATTCAAAAAACCTTTACATTTAAGAAAGTCAACAGCACCGCCACCAATACCATCTTCATCGACTAACACATTTGACAACCGTACACCATTCGATTCGGATAACTGGCGAATGGTATCAACTACCTCATTAATTGGTTTGTGTTTTAATGCGATAAATTTTTCCGCGTGTAATCCATTCCATAAAATGATAACCGTTCTATCATCACCCATTCGCGCAATGTCGGCAGTAATAAATTTATCTTGGCTTATTGTCGATGGATTTCTAAAACATCGAAGTAAATCATCGTATTCATATAGGCGGTCTTTGGTTTCGTCATAATCCCAATCGCCTTCTAACAATCGTTTGCGGTCAATTATAGGAAGCATTTGCAACGATTCTAAATAAACTTGTGAAACGTGGGGGTTATCTGTTGGCAATGCTTGTATAAACCGCCTATCTTTTCTTATCGTGCCATTCCTTTGCGCATCAAAGAACTCATTGTACAACCATCCTTTATGCGGGTTACAAGTCATAAGTAACTTCGGTTTGTCATTGATTAATTTGTACCTTAATCGAGAGGAAAGGATGTCGATACATTTTTGGCTAACCTCTCCAGCTTCATCAACGAAGGCATCCGTTAATTCGATACTACCAAATCTTTGGAACTCTGGATCACTTGGAAGGTCGGCTAAATCCATCAATATAATTTGACTGCCATTGTAGAATTTGACAACATGGTCTTGGCCGTTGTATGTCCAATGTTTGTCGGGGTTTAATCCGTACATGGAGCATAACTCAAAGAAGGTGGCCATAGTTGAAAGGCGCAGTTTTTTAAGTTCAGACCTACCGATTAATCCGCGCGTTCCGGGATATTTCAATCTCCGTTTAATTTGCCAATCACAACCAAGAAAAGATTTTCCACTACCTGCAGAACCACCGTATAACAACTGCCTACAATCGTTGTCGATGGATAGCTGCTCAAGTGCTTCAATTTGTTTCGCGTGGTATTGCATTTAAAATAAAGTTAGTTGTTGGCTTGGTTCATCAATTCTGACTTCATCTTTGAGCATAGTAAGAATGGAATTGTATTTCTCATTTTGTTTTAATTCAATCGCATTGATTAAATAATTAATACCAGCTTCATAAGCATCTCTTTCAGTTCGAAATTTTAGACCTTTTTTCCATACTGCTTTAGTATGTCCTTCATTATCGCCAAAGAAACAAGTACCAAAAGACCACCCATTGCCAACATCAGCGACATCAACAATAGCTTCGTATTTTTTTAAACATTTGAAAGTACTTGAACGAGGATTTAAACAGACATCATTATGACTAAAATAAAATTCTTTCATAACTTTTCCATTATTCGTTGTTGTAATATCGTGCTATCCATGATATCCGCGTATAACTTACGCATCAATTCTTTCTGAACTGATTGGTTAAACGACTTCTTTTGGTCGGGAGTTAATCGCTGAATCTTAGTTTTCGATAAATTCATTTCCTCGATGACTTGGTAACGCGCTCCAAATTTCATTTGCTTCCATTGGTCATCTGTCCAACAGTCATCGTTAATGGCTTCGATTTGATAGAACTTCGAAATAAAATTAGGCGCGAGAATCATTACCGCTGTGCGTTGATTATTTTTCCAGCGTTCAATATCGGTTATGAACATTGATTTCCAATCGATTGGTTCATGATATTCGGCAATGGGTGTTTCCATCTTCGTCTTCTTTTTTTCAAGTGCAATGTTTAATTGATTGCGAACGTTGCAATAGTTTTTAAGGACATCCGATTGGAACTGGATGGTTATCATGCCGAAGTGTTCAACTCGCGTAAATTCAACTCCATTCGCGTTCATTTCAAATGCTAACGCATATTCTCCGATTGTCATGTATGGGTGGTAATGAATTGCGTTACTAAATAACATTTGCGTTTCTTCGCTCGATGGCAGTTGTTTGATTCCTGTAATAACTATAGTACGAGCGATTAACGTTTTAAAGATTGCTAATGTAATGTCGCACAATCTCGCCTGTTCCTTTGCTTCTAAATATGCGCGTTCATTCGGCGTCAATCCACTCTTGTAATTGAGTCCTTTGTATTCGACCAAGTTTGTCATTGTTGTTTATTTTTTTAGTTATGAATTCGTGTAACTTCCATGCGGATCGCATCGCTGCCTTCCAGTCCTTCATTTTTTTCTTACCATAATACCAATTAGTATTCGTGTAATGGCTGATAAAAATGTCCGCGAAATTTAATGCATCTTCGGTATCTGCGGATGGCATTCGCTCAAGAAAGTATTCAGCGACTTCTTCATTTGATGGCGGTTGGAATTGGATTCGATTTTCTTTTGTTAGTTGCTGTTTTAAATCTTCGAGCAGAGCGCGCAATTCGCGCACCTCTCTCAAGATTGTCGTTAGTTCGTTCATATTTCCATTTATTTGTAGTTAGTAGGTCGTCAAATATATAAATTTTTTTATTATTCAATAAATCAATTATTTGATTTACTTTCTTTTTAAATCGTGGATCGGTAGCAATTAGCGATTCGAATGTTTTCATTGCGTGTATAATCGTCGCATGATTGCGGCTAATATGTCGCGCTATCTTCATGAGTGTCCATGTAGTTCCTTTGCGAACGAACGTTAAATAAATTATCCGAGCATCATTGAACTCACGTTTTCTACATTTGCTGAAAATGTCCGCGCCACTTACATGGCATACTTCGCTTACTGCGTTTAATATTTCTGTGGTTAGTTCCGTTCCATCCGGAATGGATACGAGTTCGCTGTCGTATTTAATTAACTCGTTTAAGTTTGCTACGTA